AGTTCCTTATTTACTAGATGTTGCAAGAGAAATTATAAGAAAATCACAAGGTGACGGTGGTCCTTTACCTGCAGGTCTTCAAACAGAAGCTTACAAATTAGCAACTTTAATTGTAGATAGGTACGGACAAAAAAGATTTTTAGATGTAGATTTTTTATACAACACAATAATGCAAAAAAATATTAAAGACGGTATAAAAAAAAGTTATGCGACAGAAAAAGGAGCTTCTGTAGCTGATTTTGTAGCACTTAGAAATGCCATAAAAGCTGGTTTTGAAAACTTAGATCAAACAAAAATACCTGAAGAATTAGCAACACAAATAAATGCTCAATATAATATTGCTAATAATATGTATAAAAATGGATTTGAAAATGAAGGAGTCTTTATTCAGGGCATAGATCTATATAATAGAGCAATGAGCAAATCAATTGAAAAAATTAAAACAGGAATATTTAGCAATAAATTAACAGAGGAAGGTAAAAAATATTATGCTGATTTTGTAAAAGACATTATTAAATTTGGAGATGAAGGTGCAGCAGATGATTTATTTAATTTAATAGGTAGAGATACTGATGCTATGGGAGCAATAGTCAGAACATACATAGATGATGCATTTAAACAAGCCACAGAAGCGGCTACACGTACTGTTGAAGGAGAAGCAAAAAGAACTTTTAATTTTTTAAATTTTGATCCTAATAAACTTATTAAAAGCTTAGGGTATAGAGATCCTATATCAACAAGTAAAGGTTTAACAATTGGTGGAAAAGAAGAGGCATTAACTTCTATACTTAATACTTTAAATAAAGAAACAAATGGACAAATTATTTCGGGTAAAGATTTTAGACAATTTTTAAATTTACTTTCAAAACAAGGTGAAATACCTCTTCCTGACCCAAATCAATTTATTAAAAGAGCAGCAGTATTTGGAGGATTAAATTCTATTATTGGTCTTACTATTGGAGGTTTGACACTTGGAGGAGGAGCTTCTTTACAGCAATCGGCGGAAGCAGGAGCTGGAGGGGCTGGGGGTATATCATTACCCTTTACATTGAGTGGTTATTTATTTTCAAATCTTTTAGCTAATCCTAAGAATACAAAATATTTATTTGAGTCGTTAGATTCACGCATACCTTACTTTAAAAGATATTCAGCAGGTTTAAGATTATTAGATATTTATAAAGACGGTCTTTTTGAGTCTTCTAAAGAATTTGTAGGTAGGCAAAAAGAAGACGTTGATTTAATTATTGATAATTTTATGAAGCTTTATAATGAAGCTTATGATAATAAACCTGAAGAAGGAGATAAAGAACATTTAAAATTTCAAAACTTTAATGAAACAGGATTATTAGAAAATCCCGCAGCTAGGGGAGACACTCCTGATATAGTAGAAGAGGATTTAAATATTGAAGATATTGAAATTAATGTTCCTCAACCAGACGCAAACTTTAATATGGCCGCGGTTATTGATCCTATTCCTTCTCCGTCAAATCGTCAACCAGGATTAGATCCAGAAACAATAAATCAATTAGAAAGTGTAGGTCTTCCTTTCTTTGCAAATCAAGGTGGCATAGCTTCTTTAATGAGTAATAAAAAACCACAACAAATGGTGGCATAGTGGGTATTTTTAGTTTTTTGTCAGGTAAAAAGAAATCAACGCATACCTCTTCAGGTTCATCACAACCTAATTCTCCTCAATCTCAATCAATAAATGAATCAAATAAAGCTATTGAAAATTTAATAGCCAATAAAGATAAATATCAAAATAATCAAATAGCTGGAGACAATCGCAACGAATATCAAATGAGAATGCAAGCTCTTAAAACAGGGCAAACTTTTGATCCTTCTAATTTTACGTTTACAGACAGAAAAGGAAATCAAATTAATCCAGGTTCTGATAATAAAACTATTGGAAATGCAGGAGGTGCGGAAGCCTATAAAAAAAGATTTCCTATAACATCTGGTATTCAAAATTTAGTAGGCGCCGCGTCTAATCTTATACCTGGTGTTGGTATGGCTAAATCTATTTTAGGTGTATTAAATAAAATGGGTGGAAAAGTTAAATCAGGAGCTAGTCTTGTAGGAGATAAAACAGGAATAACCGATAGTAAGGTGTATAGAGATCTAGCAAATGCTCCATCAGGCTTTATAAGTGATTTAAAAAACATGCTTACTATTGATGATGGTAATAAGGAAGAAACTGTTTCTCTTGATATAGAAAGTATTAAAAACGATAAAAAAATTAAAAAAAATAATTTTATAAATACTGACAATTTATCTGAAGAACAAAAATTAGAATTATGGAATAAAGCGCAAACTGCAGGTGAGATTGTAAATAACTCTACTGTAAATCAAATAGTAAATAGTTTACCTTATCAGTATCAAGCTAACCAAAATGATTTTGACGCGCTTCGCGGTAATCGTTCCTTAGATTTTAGTCAGTTAGCAGGTGCTCCAAAAGAAGGAGATAACAGGTTTAATTATAGATTTAATAATGTTGGAATAGGAGGTGTTACATTAGATAACACAGCTTATCGAAACTACTTAGCTAATAAAGCAGGGTATCCAGACACAGGAATAAATAACATTAACATGATTAAAGAAATGAAAGATAATCCAACTTTAATAAATAGAGAAAGTCCTACAGGTTTAAACTTTAATGCATTAGGAGAAGTCTCAAACCCTCAAGATTTAGATGCTTCATTAAGAGATGAGTTTTTAAATAGGAGAATAATTTAATGGAAACTAATTTAAAAAATGTTATTTGGGTGGGGTTAATTTTATTAACAGCAGGAACTACTTACGGAATGATGTCTCAACGATTAGAAGCAGTTGAGTCACAGCAACAGCAACTAGAAAAAATAATACTCCAAGACATACCAGACATAAGAGAGCGAGTGATACGACTTGAAGTATTATTAGAGAAAGCATTAGATAACTAATTTTTCAAACGTTACATTGTTTGATCCCCATTTTCTTAAATAGTCTTCATCAATACTTGCGGTAAAGTTATTAGGATCTTTTAATTTTTCTTCAAGAAAGTCAGCTTGTTTTCTAAACTTATCAACATTTTCCTGTGATCTTTCTATTTTAAATAGCTTAGACATAATCAAAGCATCAGGAATACTGTTTGCTAACTGATCCATTGTGTAACTAAAATCAAATGACCTTGTTCCTTTATTATACTTAGATTGAAACCAAACTTTATTTTGAGTTTTTCTTCGCCACACCGCATATGTTTCTTTCATCGTGATACGCGGAACGTTAGTATTATTTCTTACCACATAAAATTTTTGTGGCTTGTCATAATATTTAGCCTCACCTTTTTTTAAATCAAACAAATCAATCATAGGACCCTCCAATATTTACCTTTGATAATAACAGGTTTAGTTTTATATTTAGTATCAATTGCGATTACTTTTAATTTCAATTGATTATTCACAAATCGACAAATCTGAGAAGAACTAAGCTTATTAAACTTATCTCTCATCTTAGCAATAAGTGGTTTTTTCTTTAAACCAGTATCAACTAAGCTAGCAAGAAAAGACATCAACTCTTGTTGGCGCTTTTTCTTTTCTTGTTTAGGTGACATCGGTAATAAAGGCACCACAATCTTAGGTGCCTCAGAAATAGAATTTAAACCTTTACCTTGCCTACCTTCTTTTTTATCCTTCTCAGCAAGGTCACGTAAAAATTTTGGTATCTCCAAAATCTCGTCATCAGGATTAGGAATGACTTTAATAGTTTTAATGCTCATTGATACCAACTTTCTAGTTTTGTTAACTGTTCTTTTTTAACTTTGATAATTCTTCTAGCTCTTGTGTGACTATCTTCATCATCAAATATATAATTCCAAACAGGTTTCTTTAGCTCACTTTCATAGTGAGCTATAGATTCTTGTAAAGATTTTATTTCTGCTTTTATTTCAGGATGCATTTATATATCCTCCTGTTCTTGCTCTTCTTCTTTAGCATCTAATACCCAATCAGTAAAAGAAGATTTTTTATTCTGACAAACATCACCTAAGAAACTTTGTAAGATAGATCCTCTCATTGGATTTTTTCTAGATACTTTAGCAATGCTGTCTTTGAAAGTAAATGGAACATTAAAATCCATTTCTATTTGTACTGGTTCAATAAATTTAAGCGGCTTGTGCATGACTTTCTCCTTTCTCAATATGTTCAACACCTTTTATTTTAAGGCTGATTAAATTATTTAGTTGTATTGATCTCCAAGCTTTTTTTGGATCATCAACTTTTTTAAGAACGTTGACATCAATACATTCTAATAAATGATTTCTGTCACCAAGTAATTCACCACCTGCAAAAAACTTTTGATCTTTTACATGTAGTTTAGCAAGTATCTTTCTCTCTTCACCGTTACTCTTAGTAAAAATTGCAGAGAAAAATTCTGGGCCAATTATTTTAAATAAGTCTTGTTTAGTATATTTCATAATTCCTTCTTTCTAAAATTATAAGTATATATTATATAATATTATATCATACGCAAGACATATCTATTTTACCGCAGAAAACCGCCAATATTTTTAGGTAGCGTCACCCCAAGATTTTCCTAAATCACAATCAACTTTACTTGGAACGGTTAATTTTACAGCATGTGTCATCAGTTCCATTATTTTATTTTTAGTTTTTTCTTCACCATTAAAACTTAATGTGAGCTCATCATGAATTTGTATTAAAGGAATTAAATTTTCTTTATACAATTCTATCATTGATTGTTTTGTTTGATCCGCTGCTGATCCTTGTATCAATCTATTTAATGCTTTGTAAGTTCCAGCTCTTTGTAAAATGTGATGCTTTCCATATTTTAATTTTGCTTGATCTTCTGGTAGAGCTTTGAACACGCCAAAAGTGGTCGGTTCCCATAACTCAAAACGACATTTTCTACCTTTGATTGTTGAGACGTAACCCTCACTATTGGCGAAGTTTGATACGCGTTTAGTTAATTCCTTAACAAACGGTACCTTAGAATTGTACTCCTTTAAAATTTCTTTTGCAACATCAACGTTCACTTGCAATTCGTTGGAAAGTTTGTTAACGCCCATGCCATAAAATAATCCAAGGTTAATAGTTTTTGCCTGATCTCTCCCAATGTTAGCAATGTTTGCTACTATACTATGAAAATCTGCATCAGGATTTTTTTGATATTCTTCGACAACATCTTTAGCTCCTTCACATCCTAAGCTTGAAGCAAAGTGTGACGCGATCCGTGGTTCCTGCTGACTATAATCAAAAGATCCCCATGTCTCTCCTTCTTCAGGTAAAAACAATCCACGTATTTGTTTTTTAATTTCTTTATTACGAGAGGGTAATTGTTGTAAGTTTGGATTAGAATAACTAAATCGACCTGACACTGTTCCTGATGTACCATCTCTCATTTGATGAATACTTGCATGAATGCGTCCTGACTCACCATGTTTTAAAATAGTATCAATAAAAGTTGATTGTACTTTATTAAATTCCCTAGCACTCTGAATCTTTTTAGCAATTGGGTGTGAGTGATGCGTTAAAAAATCTTTTGTAAAACTAGGTGCCTGTGTTTTTTCTGTTCTCGGATAATCTATTTTAAGTTTATCAAATACTTTTGCAACACTAGCCGCAGCCCAAACATCAACTGCAATACCCGTGTCTGCCAATATTTCATCAAGTATCTTCTTTTCTGTATTCTTAAAACTTTTTTTATAACGTCTTGCTTTTTCTCTATCAACTCTAACTCCTCGTTTTGTCATTTCAAATATAATTGGTATAAGATTCATCTCTAATTTATACACTGTGTTTAGACTCTGTTTTTCTATGAGTGGTCGCATGTGGTGAAACAGTCGTAAAGTCAAGTCTGCATCTTGCTCTGCATAATCACCTACAAAGATAGCTGGTAACTTATACATTTCATTTTTAGGATCAATACCAAACTCAGTAGCCGCTTGTTTTAAAAGTGTTTCATTTTTTATTTCACCAAGCATATCTTTTCCAACCGCACTTAATGAATAAGAAAATTTATTTTCATTTAAAATAGGAGCCATTAACATTGTATCAACTATTGGACCTTTAACCTCAATCCCTTCAGCATATAACCAACCTAAATCATAAATAGCATTATGAGCTACTTTAATAGCATCTGTTTGCATTAATTTTTTCATCCATGTTAAGACACGTCTTCTATCCCAATTAAAACCGTTCTCATGACGAATAGGATAGTAACCCTTCCAACCATCCACGGCTACCGCTACGCCAATAATATGCCCTGTTTTAGTTGTCCATCCTGGTCCAGTTGCTTTTAGTTGTGGATCATAGGTCTCTAAATCAAAAGCAATAACTTTTGCATCAGTGATATCAGGTAGTTCATGTGGAGGAACCCATTCTGGTTTCGGTTGAAAAAAATTTGTTTCTGTAACATTAGTCATTTTTATCCTCCTCACGTTCTGCTATCTCCCCTGCGATTGCGCCGTACGCTGCTAGGTCTACATAACTATCAGATTTACGACTATGCATGAGACGCGCTACTTTAACTAAAGCCATACAAATTGCTACATCATGAGCTGATATTTTTTTATTTAAAAAAGCAGACCATAAGTTAGCGATGTTTTGATGATTGGTAACCCGATCTCCATAATCCGTGTTTCGTGCTCCGCCGATTAATTCAATGGCTTTGTTAAGTATTTTTTTATAAATCATCATGCATCCTTTCATCACCGTACATTCGGTAACCTTGTTGTTTTTGAGCCTCAACAAT